GGCAACCGCGGCCATGGCCGTTGCACTACCGGCAACCGCGGCCATGGCCGTTGCACTACCGGCAACCGCGGCCATGGCCGTTGCATTGATTACTAAACAATAAAGTGCGTTTGTGTCGTTGAAGAAGGAAGAAACGGCACTGGAAACCTTTGCAACCTCTGTCATTGCTAAGGAACTGTTTAGAACCTGGTCAAGGGCTTCTTGGTGGCCGCGGATTGCGGCCATCGCTGTCGCGCTGTCAGCAACGGCGGCCATCGCTGTCGCGCTGTCAGCAACGGCGGCCATCGCTGTCGCGGATGATACTAAACAAATAAGTGCGTTTTCATCGTCGAAGAAAGATGAAATGGCGTTTTCGACTTTGGCAACTTCTACCATGGCGATAGAGTTGTTTAAGATAGTGTCGAGGGCCATTTGTTCGCGGCGTATAGCCGCCATCGCCGTTGCGCTGTCAGCCACCGCCGCCATCGCCGTTGCGCTGTCAGCCACCGCCGCCATCGCCGTTGCGTCATTTACTAAACAAGTGAGTGCGTTTTCGTTTTGAATAATATTTTCCATAGATTCAAAAGCATCAGGTGTTTGGCCTATGATTCCCATTGCATATTTTGCTATTGCCATATCAGACAGACGGATTGCGTCATAAGCTGCCTTGCTTGACCCAACGAACCCTCTGGCGGCCGACGAAGCCGCAATGATATTCATTGCGGTTGAGTCGGCCGCCATGGAAGCGACATTGTGATAATTATAAATGTCCAGGTTGGTTAAAACACAAATGTATTTTGCTGAAGCCATGCTGGATCGCTTAATAATGCCGAATGCTTGTTCATTCTCGACAATCTCATTAGCATTCGACGTGAATAACATTTCGAGATTGTCGAAATCAAAAGGGTTCAAGCCGGCTGTTTGTGCGATAGAATGTGCCAGGTTCTTGTTGGAAACCGCAACAGCAATGTAATTAATTACAACATTTTCGGCAGTAGTGTTGCCACTGGAAGTATAAACGCAATAGTGGAAACCTATTTTTGTGATATTTTTTATTGAAACGAAAGCATCTTTGTTTTCAGCGGTTGCAGTAATATATACATCTTCCCCGAACTCTTCCGGAAAATGAAAAGCATTCCAACCGGGACCATCGTTGGTGAATTTACCGCACTGTTGTTCACCATATCGGTTGAATTGATTAAACTGTGAAGCAAAATCTTCGATACTGCCCCGGAAATGTCCATGCAGGACCGCAATTTCGTAGGCTGTCATTCCGTGACCGAATGATTCTAATTCTTTGAATTTATGAAATCCATCTCCGATGCGATATTGTTTGGCATCCCGGACGATGGCCATTTCTCCATCTTCCAACAGAGGATTTTCTTTTTCCCAGTTGGATAAATTGTCAACTCTAAATGCTAAGACTCCCATATAATTAAGGAATTGTATTAAATTAATTAATCAAATATTTCGGAGGCAGTACCTCCTGTACGAATATCATCGTCTCCTGTACTGGCTGCATTTCCACCGGTGACCTTGTAAACGACACCAGTTCTTGAAGCGGCTGTACCTCCTGATATAAGTTTCATGCCACCAATACCGGAACCTATTTTTTGCCATAGGGCTTTGTTTTCAGATAAGTCCAGGCAGACGTATAATGTAAATTTGTTTCTGGCTGTATCATGATACCGGATCATATCACCGATTGAAAACGAGTATCCTATATCATTATAGGTATAACTTGTATCATTTTCATCTGGTACATGATCGATATCCAGCACAGCAGAACCGGATCGGCCTTGCAGGTTAGGGGTCGTTTCTTCTCCTTCCGCAGAAATAAACTTTAGCCGGTATTCATTCGGGGTATTTTTTAAGACCTGGACTTTGACGGAAATACCTTCTGCCAAAATGCCACTATCGACATACATTTGCTTTTTATCATCAAATACCAACCAATTTTTTGTTGTCCTGTCGATAATTGGGGAATATGCATCTGTTCCCGGTGCTTTAATTCCGGTGTCAAAGTCTCGAACCCACCAATTTTTATTCTCACCGATGTATGGAGAGAGATACTTGTAAAATTCAGAAATTGGTTTGCCTGCATTTGCTGGGTCTTCGAGCCAAACTTCAAAGGCGGATTTACCTTGTGCTCCTCTTAACTGGCCTTGATTGTCCCACTTCCATACACCATCGATAACTAACCAGGCATAATAAGAATAAGGCTCTTCGACTCCAACGGCAAATACCCCGTCAATATCCTTCCCATCCGGAACGGCAGCTTTGAGGTCGTCCAGTGTGTCATAACGTCCAACAATGCGGAAAGAGGAACCGACATCTCCTTTAGCCTGTATGCCAGAGTTGACATATTCTTTTGAAACCAGGTCCCAAAAGAACCAATAACCACCGATCGGTTTTCCAGGGTGTGCATTCAGTTCTTTTGCTATTTCCATAGCTGTGATTGTTTCAGATTTTACCTGTAAAGTATCGTTTCTAACAGTTTCTGTTTTAATACGGGTCTCATCGGTAATTCTCTGAATTTTTTCTGTTTCTTCTTTCACCCGGAGGGTGTCGATTTTCACAGTTTCCGTATCGATGCGAGCTTTGTTGATGGCTCTTTGGATGGCTTTTGTTTCTTCCTGAACCTTTTGGTTATCGTATTTAACCGTTTCTGTTTTGATACGTGTTTCATCGGTGATCGTCTGAATATGTTCAGTATCTTCCTTTACCTTTAGAGTATCGTTTTTGACTGTTTCTGTTTTAATACGGGTTTCACTGGTAACAGCTTGGATATGCTTCGTCTCATCCTTTACTTTTAATGTGTCGTATTTAACCGTATCTGTTTTAATACGGGTCCTGTCTGTGGCCGTCTGGATACGTTCAGTTTCTTCTTTCGCATTCCATGTGTCAGTTTTCACAGCTTCTGTACAGATACGAGTTTTGTCAGTGACTTTTTGGACTTCAGCGGTTTCTTTGCATACAATTTCTGTATTCCCTTTTACGAGAATTGTATCCTGAGCAGCCTTGGTGGCTGTGTCGGCAGCTTCCAAAGCCTCTTTTTTCATCCAATTTTTGAAATCCTGATAGCTTTTTCCGTTGTTTCCTTCTTCCTGTTCCCACAACTGATATGCAGAATATCCTCGGATTGCTTCCTTTTGGGAGTCCGAAAGCATATCGAATGTGAGCTTTAGCCTATCGATTGAAACAAGTTCTTTCCAAGCGGTATCAGGTTCTGACTGGAATTTCCATTCGATACCATTGACACCGGTTCGAAAAACAGGTGTTTCACCCTGTGGACCGGTAATGTCCGGTATCGGAATAAGTGTTTGCCACTCTCCGTCGTCACCTTGACGCCATTCAATTGCGGTCGCTGCTTTTCTAAGCGATACCCTAAGAAGCGTTAAGGGGGCTTCTACGACTCTTTCGTCATCCCCCTTCCTTTCAATGGTGGGTAAGGAAAAAATATAATCCAGAGAAGCAACGACCGGAACTTCTCCAACGCCTTGCGATTCTTTAGCCAGTAGTTCTTTGATCTGCTGTGCTAAGACTAAGATTTGTTCCGGTGTTAGTATCTCTATCATGTCAAGCCTGCTGTTCTTCTACGGGTTCGGTCAGAATTGCTTCAAGATGGTCGGAAATGGCGGACAAAGCCTCTTTTCGTGCCGTGTGTTCCAATGCTGCGAAATTTTCCAGGCTGATATATGCCGTGTTGGACGTAACATCGACATTTAAAACTCCGATACGGACAGCATCTTTACTAACTGTACCGTTAATGAGATTGACCGGCTTACCTGTCTGGTTTTTTACTTCATAAGCTACTGAAACGTTATCGCCAGCAGGCTTCACAACTTTACGTTCTCTAATGTCTGAAATGTATTCGATAGCCATAATTAATTAAGTATTAAGGGTTACTTCAATAGGTTTTGCAGAGCTACTTTAAAAGGTCCAACGATAGCCGGACTATTCATAATGATTTCAAGGTAGTAGGCCGCTTCTTTCGGAGAAAGCTCGGCTTTCCCTTTGTGGTAAATTTCGCGTGCCTTATCCATTGCTGCGATATCAGGGGTGGAACAATATAGGACATTACCAACGATCTTTGAAATATCGGCTACCGTAATGGTTTTGTCCACCTCTATCACTTCTACTTTTCTAAAATCATAGATTTTGTTTTTGGGTTGTTCTTTTTTCATTGTTAGTTGATTTATATTATACTCCTTGTAATAATGAACCGTTATCCTTTGTTACTCCGACGATTATACCGCCCCGGACTCTTAGACGGATATCGTCCAGATCGTAGTCTCCCGGATCGAAAGAAATGCCATCCATGTAGTAATAAGTGCCATTAGTATTTCGACTTGATATGAAACGGAATTTTTGACTGGCACAGATATTACTACAAAGGTCTCCGTTCACATCGACCATACCGTCGAAGTAACCGGCATACGTGTTTGCGCTTCCCGGATAAACCGGATAAGTTTTAGAAGAACCGTATATCGCAGCTCCACCAGCATTGGAACCTACCGATTTCACACCGAACCTTCCGTCTGTAGCCGCATTGAATGTAACATTCACGACACCTTCTTTTGAATTTCCGGCACCCAGCTTCAGACTGCGGGACGTTCCACCGAAATAATCGGATTGTGTCCAAATAAGTCGGCCTCCTTCAATGCTGAAACCTCCGATCGTTGCTTGTTGCGCTAAAATTTCCTGGGCTTTTATCAATGACGTATTGATGTATCCTCCAACTATAATGGTTTCGTCAGTCATTGCCTGTTTTACCTTATCGTAATAGGCCAGGGCTTTCAATGACGATGTGTTTGCTTTTCCGTTGATCGTATTTTGCAAGGATGAAGCTAATGAACTGAATGTAACAGCTCCTTGTAAGTTGATTCGTTCAGCAGAGATCGTAACCCAGGACGGGGCCATTTCTATACGGCTTATGAGTTCATAGCCGGTCAAGTCTTTATCTTTGACATACAGACTTAGGCTTCTGTTTGTTGCATCGAGATCAATACCTAATTGTGTGACGGTTCCACTTAGGGTATCGGTTTTATTCGCATACAGGCTTAGTTTACTTTCGGCAGCATTAAGTCTTAATCCTAAACTGGTGACAGTGCTTTCGATTTCATTTGTTTTGTTAGCGTAAATATTCAGTTGTTCGGTCGTTGCATTTATATCGATCCCTAACTGTGTGACCGTACCTTCTATCTTATCCGTCTTTTTGGCCCACATGCCGATCTGTTCGCTGGTTTGGTAAAACTTGGTTTCTGTTTCAATCCGATAATTTTCCAGCGGATTATCTGTCAAGGCCATGGAATAAATGTATATGTCTCCGGTAAATGAGATTGTGAAATCTCCGGTTCCATCCCATACGGCTGAAAATTCTTTTGTTTCGAATACGTCATTTTCGGCGATCTCTTCGGTAAGGAACAAGGGTTTTCCTTCAAATCCGACTTTCAGGGTTCCTGATTTGACACATTTATATTTGAAAGAGACGTAAAACTCAGGCCAGGTTGTCGTTCCATCCTGTAACGGTAATTCTGCGGTCGGTCTGTTTGCCAGGTTTGCATTTAATTGTTTGATTGTGGCCTTTTTTAATCGTAAAGCCCTGCGGGTACCTTCAATCACAACTGCTGCAACATTTTTCTTCTCGCTATAGAAATTATCATTGAAATACAAAAAACGTCCGGCAACAGTGAAAAACTTGATGTTGTTGGCAGCTTCCCATTTATCTGTATTTTCAGCGAATGACGCATTGCTAAGGAAATTGTATTTAGCATTCACTTCAACCCGGAAGGCTGATATTTCAGAATGGATAAGTCCTTCTACGATTTCGAACTTAGTTAATACGTCTTGACCGTTTTGGAGTAAAAATTTGCCTTTGAGGTAAGCGTTTACGCACATCAGGCCATATCCGTCCAATCGTCCCCAATATGGAGTAACAAGGCCGTCCAGTCGTCCCATTCGCATTTTTGTGGCATTTGACGGGTCCGTCTTCATGCCATAGACGACATCTATGTAGGGTGCTCCAAACTCGTCAATGGTCGTTACTTTGATGATACCTTTACGTGTGCTGTCGGTTACGCTATCAATACGCGTTAAAACGTCACCGGTGGTCACGTCCGCCAGTTCACCGACAAAGTTTTCAAAACGGATAAAATCAACTCTTTTTTCTTTGTCGGCCAGATTGCCGATACCGGCCTCTATGACTTTTAGTTCATACTGCTTGACGACGTTGTAATTATTCTCCGCAGTCGGTAGGCCTGTGATACGCTGTACCATCAGGATGTCACCAGTCCGGAAAGGATTGTATAACAACCCTTCTTCTGTGTCCAGGTATATCGTTCCTGTTGCAGTATCGATATGATCAACTTTCATCATGCCCGCGAAGATTACGTTGTCGTTTTCTCCTCTGAGCTGACTGTAAATCATTTCAAATACCCGGAACTTTCCTCTGACGGTTATATCGTCTATTTCCAGCTTATATTTTAATTCTTCGACTTCTGCCGCATTTATTCTTTTGTAGGGTGCGAGCATATAGCCGATACCGTTTGGGAAACCGGAAACGAAATCCGGAGAAGCAAGTGCACCGGCAAACTCGCTGTTCCCTTTGACACGCATTTCATTAAACCATGCCGGGCCGGTTGCGGAAAGATAAAAACCGTCTGTTCCGTATTTGTCTCCGAATTCGTTGGAATAGATAGCACCAAGAACCGAGGACATGTGGAATGTAGCCAAGCCCAAAACATTAAGTTTCCGATTAAAGGTCAGGTTCCCATCCGCAAAGTCATCTTTGTCCTTCCGGATGAAACGACCGTCCAGTATATCGGTATCCATTCCGGTATTTTCGATCATATCCAAAAGAAGCTGGCCGACACGGGTGGCTGTGTTCCGGCCTTCCAACACTTCGTCCCTGATCTGTATTGCTCTTAGTTTTAAATCTTCACTTGACATGTTGCGAAAGTAGGTTTTAGGTTAAGTTTGAAAAAGGACATTATTCGAAGCTGCCAGGCCGGGGTTTTGTGCAAAATTTTGAAGTGACGGGAAACGTGATGATTGCGCCATACAGAGCAAGCGACCTGTTCCCTGCCAATTCGTATTCGACAGAAGAAAGGTCCATATCGAACATACCAGGGGCCTTCCCTGAAGTAATGTCAACATAGATTTGTGAAATGAAGTCATCGGCAATGGCTTCGCAGTTATCCCAAACGTCATGAATTCGATTGTAATTCTTCGTGTCCGGGACGTAATCCAATATCATCAGAGTTATTCCTCGTTTTTTGGAGGTATTGCCCGCTTCTCCGGAAAGGTTCGCAGAATAGCGGTCCAAGCAGATGACCGGAAACCCGACCGTTTGTTTGATACTATTGTCCAGTTCATCCGTGTCCAGGCGAATAAAATGGGAAACATTGTCTTTCGTGTGCTTAATATCTTTGTGCTTCTTAGCTAGGTTTTCGAGATATTTGATAAAGTCTGAAAATCGATTATTTAGGTCCATTAAGGTAATCTTTCATTCTACGGTTAATAATACGAAACGCATCCATGCAAGGCATATTCTTATAGTACTCCGTGTCGGGTATCTGTTCACCAACGAAAGCATCAAAAATATCCAACCATTTTTGTTGACGTTTCGGAGAGCTGCTCCCGTTATCTTCGTTCGAAGCGAACATATAAGGGTAGGCAACCGAAAGCCATTTCTTTAGCATCATGTAGTTTAGAAAAACGGCTTCATAAATGACGTTGTTTATTCCCTTTTTTTCCAAATAAACCGTTCTCAGCTCCAAATCGAGGGTGGCAAAATTCTCGCCAGGCTGTAAATAGAAGGCGGCAATGAAACTGTACAAATACTGTTCATTATTTGTTTTAAGGTACTGCGTGTACATTGTATCGGCAAACATGAATTGCATAAAAGAAATGCCTTTGAACTTCCGGCTGTCACATGATAGTTCCGTACCCGGTAATCGGGTAATGAAAAAACGGTCGGCTGGTTTTGAAAAATCACTGAATGCCTCCATGCTTTCAATCAGCTTGTATGTCCAGAACTTTTTTCGTGAGATTGTAAATAACAGGAAGAAGGGAAGATTATACATGACCGTGATCAGTCGGTATTCCCGGATTTGTCCGTTCATATACTTTACCAACGACAGGTATTGTTTTTCTGTCAGATCAGCCATTGTTACAGGTATCTTTCGTATGAATTTTACCGGAATCCCCCCAAAACGGATCACAAACTTTACATCTTTCATACTCCCCAGAAAATTTTACGGTTATCATTGTCTACATTGAAAGCATCACTGGCTTTACCTTTGAAGTATTCGGGGAAATGTTCCTGAATGAACCGGTCGGCCAAAGACAGGTATTCTTTGGCATCAGTCTCAAATTGCTTTGCTGTTCTTTCTACTTCTTCTTTGGTTGCCAATATGCTTGTTTCATCATTCCCAGACATACCGGCCAGAACGGAAGAAAAGTACAGCCCTTTATCGGTCAATGTCCCGGCCCCACGTACTAGGCGGGCGGCAGCATATAAGATAACAACGGGCCGGATGCAGTTCAATAGACTTTGAAAGGCAGTCCCTTCAATTTCCTGTTTTTCTATTTTTTCTTTGAGGGCAGCAAGCATGTTTTCGCCAATCAATCCGGGCAAACGGGCTTTTTCAATGAAAGAAATGTGTGGTTCCAATCTGAGAAATATTAACCGGCTACGTTCGATCGGTAAATATTTCTGAACGGTATCGGCTCCCGGTACGATGGCCGTACTACGGGAAAGCCAAGCAGGAGATTTTCTATATTCCGGATAAGAGGACTGTTCGAGATATAACAACAGATCATCCAGGGCGTTAAAACCTTTCGTTTTATAATTCTCCCTTAACTGGCGTTCCTGATATTTGTACAAACCTTTGTAGTCGCCGGTTTCAGCCTTCTGAATACCGCTTCCGGAAAGGATGACAGTTAATTCATAAAAGTTGTACCAAATGGCCAGATTGGCGTTTGCACGTTGTGCCAGATAGATGATCGGATTGCATTTATCCGGTGTATCTTCCTTGTACTCTTTTATAAGCCTTTGGGTCATATCTTCCCCTAAAACCGGACGGATAAAAAGGTCGAAGGCCTCGCGTAAGACTGGCTCAAAGGAGTTAAAGTCAACAGCGGCCGAGCTTTTTATAACGTGTTGGAACTCTCGTCCGTTATTCCATTTTTCTAAACTAAAAACCATCAGCTTAATACTTTTTTTGTGCCGGCTCCAGTGTCCAGCGTAGTTAATATCGTGTTCCGGTAGCGCAGGGAAACGTTTTTCACACCATTGAAGCGCAAGTAACATTCGAGTGGATCGAGAATATTCTGCCTGTCAATCCAGGCATTGGCGATGTTCACGAGAAAGGCTTCCCGGATATTGCTTCCGCCTTGGTTCCCGGCGTATGCTCCTCCGGGCATACCGGCACCGAGCACATTAGGGTTAATCATCAGGGAAAACAGGATTTCAGAGTTGGCCGCGGCAGAAGTAACCAGCTTTTCAGCGTCCTTGCTTTTGTTATCCAAAGGTGTTATTTTCCATTCCTCTTCAATGCGTCCATTGCTTTCATTAATGCCATACATCGTGATAAGAGGCTTTTCCGCATTTTCCTTGCCACACAGATTGTTTTCAACGCTTTGCATATACTGTGTTATGGCCTCTTTACGTTTGTCACTTCCTTCGGGATACTCTGAGTAAGGAAATTTCTTTTCCCAAAAGGCATAGGGTATCTGTATATGCCATTTTAGCGTTACCTGGTTTTCATAGGCCTTTAAAAGAAATTTGGGAACAGAGTGTGCGATGTCAATCCACCCGGCAATTTGCGCTGCCCACCATACCGGGCAACTGTAGTGGTCGTTGTTGCTCCAGCTATCCCGGACGGCATAAACAAAGCTCTGGCCTTTAATCTTCCCTTCATTTGATAACAGGGAAAGGTCCCATTCCGGATCATATTCGGATAACAAACGAAATTTATCGAATTCGGAAGGCGTGTCAGGAAATTTACCCGAAACAATGCAATACTGTTCCGTTCCTTTCATTTCTGTAACCCTGCAATATAAAGAGTTGAGTGGATTAATACCGGCAAAAGCGTTCCCGGTCACGGAAGGCATCATTTGCACGAAACCGATACCGAATTTCAGATAATCACGCAGGATTTTTTCCATATATCGACGCACCAGCCGACCGGAAAGAAATGTTTGAATACTAGTATTGTCGATAGGTTTAAGAACTTCGTTCCCGTAGTCGTCGATTCCTTCCACGGTACACGGGAAAATACCCTGTCCGATTGTAAGATTGCGCAGGAATTTAAGGCCTGTGTTCAATACTCCTGTTCGGGTGATTATTTCGTCTGCTTTTTGCGGAAAATCATTGTTTTCTCCCCAGGAGATCAGCCGGAAATTTCCAACGTTCATTTTGTCGATATCCGCTTTCTCTGTCGTTATAACTTCCTTTCTTTTCACAGTTGGAATGCCAGTCGTGCTTCCCAGTGCTCGACCGGTGGGACCGGCCATGTCAAAAACGAGCGGATCGCCTTTTTTATTAAATTCTATTTCCATTACAATACGACTTTCATGTTGTTAAATTCGATGAAGCGGTCAATGCCGACTGGATAGGGGTGCCCTTCAGGATTACCGGAAGCGCAGCAAGGTTGTACGCCTCTCATGCGGTTCCGGTAATTGTCCATTTTGCCGGCACCGCATGATATCGCATGTGGGAAAAAGCGTATTTTCCCGTTCTTGTCGCAAAATTTGACAGAAAAAATATGTGGCTTTCCATTCGGTAACTCACGGATGGAAAGCAGTTTCAACATCAGATTCCTTTTTATTGTTTCCATATTAGTTAAATGATTCGTCAAATGTGTAGTCGAATATACCTTTGTCTCGGTTGTATTTGTAAATAGTCAGGTTTCTTGCTGAATAGGTATAAGAAAACTCGGCAGTCGGCAATTTTGAGCGGAAGTTATGCAGTGAAACGTTCTCTCCACTGACAATAACAGGAATCGCAATACCATCCTGCAATACCATCAGTGAATAGGAGGAAAGAAGGGAGATAAGAGCTTCTTTCTGATCAGCGTCTAACGTACCGGTATTGGCCGTGAAACTTCTGAGCGTTGTTTGTTTAGATATAAAAGCACGTCCGGCTAAAATTCCGGTTTCCCTTTCGGCTTGTATTTCATCTTTCCTGATACCTCTGCAAACAAATGATTCTATACCTCCGAAATCGTTTTGGTATATAAAAACTGTCGGAGGAAAAGACATCGGTTTATCCAGCCAGTACCGGACAGCCCTATCCTGGTGGCCACTGATATATACATCCCAATATACAGGCGTATCGGTTGAAAGCAAATTCGAGGTAATAACAGCCGTTGAAACATCAACGGTACTATAAGCGTCCGAGGTGGAAAATGTATATAAGTCTATAATTTTGTTTGCCATTCTGCCACCAGTTTTGTAGGTGATATCGCAGAGGACCGATAAACCGGTAGAAGAAACAAAAGACAGGTACTCTTTAGCGTCTGGCAGCGTATGTTTTATCTGTGCCCTGGTCAGGGGCATGGAACGAAACATTTCTGGAGTGAGCCGGTCACCGCCAACGTACGAACGGCAAAAGTAAACAGCTACGGTTTTGGAAACAGTTTCACTCGCAGATGTAAATGAAAAAACAGCATTCATTGCGAACCGTCTAATATCGTATGTGGAATCATAAAAGTATTTTTCAAGCAGGTCTCCTATGCCTCTGAGCGTTGCCAGGCCATCTGTATCGAAGTGGTAGATTTCGTTTTCCAGGATAGTAAAACCACCCATATTGATCGATATCAATAGCTTTTCTTTGGCGGTTCCCCGAACGGTAATATTCGGGAACTGGTTTGTAAATGCGTATGTTGGTGTTGTAACAGACAAAGCCATATCTTAAAATTTCCCGCAAGATAGCTGCTGGTTTTGTGGTAGAAAAGGACAGAAATCGAAGGGGCTTTTTTGCCCCGCTCGCCCCATCAGTGAAGCCAAAGCGGAACTCCCCAACGCCGCGAAGCGGCGCGCGCCCAAAAACAGGCCGTCCCTACCCATTGCGGGCAAGTAGGCCAATCCGACATATAAAGTCTTTATTTAGGCAATAAAACGTCTGAATTTGAATTGTTTTGTATCTTTCTGTTCGCTGATTGGTACGGGTTCGACTTGTTTTATATCTTCAACTTCTTTAATATCTTCGGTTTGTATTTCTTCTTTGAGTTCAACAATAAACGGGACGCGCGGATAAATCATAAAAGTAACAGCCCATTCTTTATAAACTTCCATAGATAAACTATTCATCCAGGATATACGGCATTTTAGGCCATTGAGACACATATTAATGAGAGTCATTTTACAACATGTTTCTGACACGTCACCGCCGTAAAATATTATATCTCTGTTCTTTTCGGCAGCAGCGAGAAAAAGTCTTCCACTACCACAACAGGGGTCATATACATTTTTCCCTTCTATTGGGTTGAGTTCTGCTATAAGTTTGCATAGGGATGGGGGAGTAAAAAACTGGCCTAATTTTTCGTTATAGAAATATTTTTCAAAATATTCTCCTAAAATGTCTTTTAGTCCCGCTCCGCTGTTATCCATTTCGAACACCAGCGCGGCAAATGCTTCTTTTAGGATTTCAAGATCATCACGACTGTACGACTTTATTGTCTTAAAATATAGCTCTTCTTGTTTCCCCATGGACAGACAACAAACGGCAATAGTCAAGAAGTCATTAAAAACCTGACTCCGCCCATATCGGGCGGAGAGGTTATCGATATAATCTGCAAATTTACCCATGTTTCGGAATGGTTAAATCGAATGTTTCGATAAGGTTATCAAGAACTTTATTTTTTCTGCTGAACAAAGAAACTATATTTGTTTTTGTATCCTTAGTTATAACAATCTTGTTTTCTGTTACTTCTACATGAACATAATCGCCTATATTGAACCCGTAATCTTTTAGATATTCACCTTTTAGGTTAATACCGGCAGTATATTTTTTCTGTGTGGGTAAACCGCATACTTTTAATAATTTAGTTAGCATTGTTCCCCCCTTTCTCTGCTTTTTCGACTTGTAAATTGGAAAACAGGTAAGCTATAGGAAAAAAATCGTATACCGTTTCTGTTGGCTCTGTATTATTGGGGGTTGCTTCGCCTGGCTTTGTAACACTTTTCTTTTTGGACCAAAGGGTAAAGGCCTTTGACCCCTTTTTTATATTGTAACCGTCTGCTTTCCATTGCGCAAACGTTCTAAACTCGGTTGCTCCGCTTGTTTCTCTGTACCATCCTGCAATAATATCATTAATGCGAATAGAGGACCAATATAAAAGTTGTTGCTCTGTTTCAGCCTTATGCAGTTGTTCTTCTCTGTATGCACGTGCTTTTACTGATAACTCGATAAGCGCGGCTCTGCGTAAATCAATTTGCTTATTAGATTCTGATTTCATATATTTGTCGGACTTTTAAATGATAAAAAAATTATTTTTTCTACCCCTATGTAGCTGTAACTACATGGGGGTATTTTTTAGATTATGCACCGATTAACAGCCTCATTTGTTTTTCTGTTTCTTCGATAGCTGTTGAATATTCTTCTTTCCAGATTTCAATAACTTTCTTAATACAACGGGGGTTGGAACTTTCGAAACTTAACCCGTTAGCGTCTGCAAGTTGCATTTGAGCATTATCTTTATCGTGTGATAACTCGAACAGGTCTAAACTTTTACGTTTGTTGTTCAATTCGTCATACTTTTTTTTGAGAAGATGTAGCTTTTCTGCTTTTTCCAAAAGGGAAGATGTTGGGATTTCTTTTGTCCCTGTTGGGGTTGGTTTTTCGGCTGGCAGAAGCAAGGTTGTTTGTGTTGCCGTTTCTGTTTTAGGCTTGTTTTCTTCTGCTTTAGACACTGTTAGTACTGTTGATGCAGTCGGAACGGCTGCGGCCTGTGCGCTTGCTGCGCTGTTAGCTGTTGATTTCATACTGATACTTTTAAATGATTTATTAAATAAAGGGCGATTGCTGTAACAACCTTATTCCCTTTTGATTACAATACAAATATACTACTTTTTAAAACGCTGTGCAATAGGCGCTTATGCCGCTTTGGGCTTGTGGCAATACCCATGTACATTTCATTTGTTGACAGAGAAACACAAAACTTGTCAGGGTAAAAAAGTTTTTTTTTGTCTGTAAACAGGAAAAATGAAAGATCGTACCACTGGCGGCTTTAGGGAAGGCCGTTTTTTGTATTTCAATTCCGTACTGTTAAAAAAAACAAACGGGATTGATTAGTAGTGTCTTATCGATCGAAAATAACCGGCGGTAGCCGGTTATGGAGAGCGAACCCCGAGCCGTGCCCTATCGCGAAGCGCAGCCGGATGCGTACCCTTTCGCGGAAATATGCTCCGGAGCCGTCCCCCGGGGCAGTCCTAAAATCAACGTTCGACCGCGTTTTTTCGTGCTTTGGGCACGAACGCAGTCAGAAGCGCAGCAGCAGTAGCTATAGCAGTGGGTCAACAAAGCCGTAAGAACGGCGCAGCAGATGATTGTATTTAATCCAGATACGTTTGTCAACAGCATCCCCGAAGTGTGTCGCTTCTTCAGGCAGTACGGATTTACGGCGTTCGCTGGTTTTATCTTTTTTGAATTTCCCGTCGCTGCCTTCAATCACGCGGGTATTATTCATTGAAATAAGGGTGTATTTGCATTTGTTCCCGTTAAAGCGGATTGGGGTATATCTGGTATCTGTTTCTTTGAGAGTATAAGTCCACAGTAGATATTTGTCGTGTTGGGGTGGTTCCATACCTTTGTGTGTTCTTTGTTCCACAGTCCAACCTCGGGAAATGAATCGGTCGATGGCTTGTTCGTTGTATGTCTTTTTATTATCCGGGCGTTTGGCATCACCATATTTGTCACGATAGAATATGAGTCGTTTACAGGCATGGTATTGGTAATAATCGCAGAATTTGTCAACGATCGCGTTGATCATAACGTCGCTCTCTTCCTGGGGTTTGACAAAGAATTCATTGATCATGTTATCTGTTTTCCTCAGTAGCTTTGTTACAAAGTCGAAATTACGCTCCTGGCCAACCGAGAATACAGCGATCTTACTTCCCCAGTCGACTGAGAGTTCAAGCGGCTGTCGCGGATCACAGTCCAGATCGGCCCGACTGTCCAGATTGGAGAGCTTCTTCCAATCGAAATTGTCATTGTCGGCAACTCCGCGAATATAGTCATCATTGGATGCATTATAATATATATGTCGGTCATCAATAGAATAGTAGCAATCATCAACTTTGTCCAGATATAGGTTCATGATCTCGACCATGAATGTCATCAAGTCCATAGTCTTGTATTGGCTCATAATGTAGGACATTCCCAAGTTCTTGATATTGTCGAACGCATTTCCGACGGTAAATAGAATGTTATCCTTTGAAACGAAAGGTGCGATCTTCTTTCGGATTGTTACGGTTTCCTGCCAAATGTCACGAAACAACCGACTGTCTTTCTGCTCGGTAGCTTCTATCAATTGTATTTGTAGTTTAACTATTCGGTTCCAGGTGTCGAATAGCCGGATTCCGGCTTCTTCTTCGTAGTATTTTGCAAACTCCGTGAGCCAACGTTGTTCGCTTGTGTAAGGCATGGAAGAAGTAAATAATAATCCGTGATGTTTCAGAAGGGGTTTTTTAGACAATCTACCGAAAATATCTTCATTACCTCTGTTGGTTGGAGCAACTTCGGCATCGAATTTTTCTTTGTCAAGCGTCAAGGCTTCGTCTGTGATATTGAAGTCTGCGTTCGGTCCACGCGAATTGGTATCCTGAGAAAGAAGAACGGCTGCATGTCCATTAATGAAGCTGATAGCATTATCATACGAAAGAATTTTTTCGTGTGGTGTCAGGAAACCGGCAGGCGGCTTTTGACAAACAACATAATCTCCGGTTTTGGTTTTGGGGTTGTATCGCTTCAGTCCGAATTTTTCCAGCAATTTGAACGTAGAAGGTAATGTCTTGGTAAGTGCCTGGCCGTATGTACGCTGTGTGATCGTTGTAATACCGCGCGGCATTATTTTAATATTGTCGTATAGCTCATAGCCGTTTTGAAAACTCTTTCCGGATGCACGACCGGCAACGTGTACCTTTACTTTAGCTGGTAAAAGTATTGCATTGAATTGGAAAGGATTAACGGATATTTCTTCATCCCATTCATTCATAGGTCAAAGGGTTATGAGTTCATTATATCAATTGCTTCGTTTTCGTCTATCTCCTGATATGCTGCCTCTGTCAGTTGTTGTAATTCTGTTTTGTTCAGTTTTGAGATGACATCGATCGGCACATTATAATTATTGAGTTGGATATAGACGTTTGTTTTTTCTGCACGGTGCGGGTCTTCGTCCTGGGTTGGCTTTTCACCGATAACCGCTTTCAAGACTTTATGGGCGTTTACCCATTCTTTGTGCTTCCCCTGTAATTTACACTCCCGAATGAGTTCCAACAAGTCTTTTATTTGCCAAGTTTGCCAGAAATCATAGTCAAATTCGTTGTTCATTTTAAACAACTCTGTTGCCATCCTGATGTCTTGATATGCAGTATTTCTCCCGATCCTGTATTTTGCCTGTAATTTGGCGACGATTTGTGATCGGTCCGGGTGTCGGTCCAGTAACCGGGATGCTTGTAAAACCCTGTCAAGTTGTATTTGAAGAGCCGGTGATAATGGCGATTTTTCAGGATTGAGAATGTGCGCCATTATTTCTTCATATTTCTGATCTTCCAGTTTCTTCATATTAGCCATGTTGTAGTTCTCTTTGTATGTTGGTTATGCACTTCAATAATTCCATTTGAGCCGGATTGCTGCCGTTTCTGGCAGCTTTTATCGTGTCTGTACGTAATTCTCCCAATTGGCGGAGATAACCTTTGTAAAATGCCTTGTGGACATCGGTTCCTGGACTGCCGATATCTTCGATAAATTCGTCGGCTTCCTCAGTTTCAAGTGCCAAGGCTATTTCAAATGGAGAAAAAAGCTGGTAGGCCATTTCCTCAATGTTTTTAAGTTGTTCCTCGTTGAAATACATCATTAAGAGTTTTAAAGTCAAATTCAAATATTTGTGGGTCTGTGTAGATAATACCCCTTTCTATTTTGGGGTTGTCGGTTGCATTTTGGCTGCTGATAAGGGTTACTTTCCAGGCATCGTTATAGATACAGGCCACTTTTGCATGAATGGAGATGCAGCGATAATCGAAATTTCGAACGATCATATCAAACGGCTTTGGCGATATCGTCCGGACGCGATTATCAATAATCAGGCGAAAGTCCTGTATCAAACCTTGCTCCTTTCTCCGGATAATACCTTCGATGGTTTTGGGTGATATTCCATAAGAGGATATAAGGATACTGGCCGGACCGGTTGTTTTCAGAATGTGGAAAATAAGGCGCATGCTATTGAAATTGCCGAAACTGTAAAAATGTTTTGTTTCTCCTTGTTTTAGCTGTCCGATACTCTTATCTAGGACACCGGCTACAAAAACATCCTTTGCATCAGCAGGTAGGGTGGAAACGGCAGGAGACGGCCTTTGTCCGCTATCTTCTGCCGTTTGGCTAACCTGTTTTAAATCAATAGGAATAGCAGAATATAACATTAGGATAATTCAACTATTTTGTAACTGATTTTTTTAATGAAGGCAGTTAATATTTCGACCTTCTTTTCGTATTTAGCCCGTTTGGGGCCTTCGGGCATGGGGTTAGGTCCACCAGCTTTCGTTACTTGCTGATAGTTCAGCATGTTACGGGCACGGATAAGTTTGGTAACCGTATTTTTTTTCAACTTTTTCAGATCGTCTACCGTGGCATCATCCGGTATGATATCGTCGTCTTCATCACCGGCATCAGTCGGGTTGTCTGCTTTTTTTGTTTCGAAAATATCTTCCTCCGGAATTTCTTTGTCCTGCTCGAATTTGGTTTTTACAGCCCAAAGGAAATCCATTTTATGCGATATGCTTTCTACCGTGTCGAACAATTCTTTTCTTTCGGCGATCTGTGCCGGCTCATTCCCTTCAATCGTAGCTGCCCTGCCATGAAGCTGACGCCGTTTTTCCATCAAGGCATAAAATTCGTGGATTACCCGGCGGATAGTCTCCGGATATCCCTGCTTATCGCAAAGGGCTTTTACTTCTTCTTCTGTTTTTGGTTCCGGCTCCGGTTTCTCTTTCGGCTCCGGTTGTTCGTCTTTTTTTGCCATTTCTGGTTTACTCCAGAGCCGGATAAGTTCATACATCAACGCTGCCAACTTTGCACAAGCAAACGCATTACCTTCACCTCTTTTGGCTACATTTGCAACGGCAACCGGCTTATATCCGGATTCCTGTAAAATTGCTAGACCCTGTTTAAATGGACGTTTTTTGTTATCGATCCATTCAATAGCCTTGCTGCGGCATGATAAATAATTTGGATTCATACAATAATGTGTTAGTTTATAAATCAGTCGAAAACAAACGTACTGCGTTTTTTGCTGCATGTAAAGGACATACAAAAAGGCGACACAACGGGTATTGTATCGCCTTTGAAGGTTTGGTTAAATAAGGGTGGTTTTACTCAGTGGGTGCAGCTTTCAGAAGAGAGTCGAAATCGCCGTCATAAACACGTGGATTATTTACCGGGTAGATAAATTTTATGCTGCCACTGCGAAGGTCGGTTCTTGCTGTTCCGGTTGTTGCCCCGTCACCTTTGTCCCTCATGGCCCCGGTGTCTTTATCTCCCATCAGATACATTTGTCCGTTAGAGTCCACAACGACAAATCCCATCTTTGCATTTTTGGTGGCCCCCATAAGTCCTAACATTTCGCGGGTGATACCATTCTGAAACAAGTTCAATTCGTATTGATGAGACATACCGCCCATTTCTCCTTGTTCTGTAATGGCAAAACTACCTTTGTTCTGTGGTAGGATAATAAGGGATGCTTTTTTTCCGCCTTTCAGGACCAGATCACCTTCCAATGTTCCGGCCGCTGCCAGGTCTGTCGGATTTGTCGGATCAGTCGGCCAGGTTTGGACATCATCGTGGTAAAAGGCGGCAACCTTTACGATTCCACCTGTGTTGTCAGTACAACCCAGGTCGGAATCAATGTCTTGTAATTGAATGCAAGTTTTACTCATAATTTAATTTTTTTGAAAATTAGATACAACCTTAATTCCCTGGCTCTTCTCCACTTTCAGTCTCATCTTCGCTTCCAACCCCAGCTTCAGAAGCAGCAGGTTTTAAAGGCTGGTCATTTATGCACAGTTCTGAAGGATGAATAGAAACAAACTGGCAGCCGAACACATATTTCATGGTAGCTGTGAACAGATAGGGGTTTCCACTGGCAAAGGCTTTCATTCCGGTAAGATCACTTTCTTTGTCATAACCGTATACCATGTTTTCTTTTGTGGTAAGCAGTACGAACTGTGAACCTTCCGGGAAAGCATTGGTCCGGATAATCTGTACACGTTTGTTTGTTTTTTTGAGATACTGGATTTCAGACTCATCGGTACCGGGCAACTGGATTGTTTCGCTTTCCAACCAATCGTCGTAATCGTCTCCTAAGTCTTCAGACACCCAAAGAACCGCTTTCTTTTTGCGGAATGTCTTAGGCATCGCACGCCACATATCTAATAGCTTTTGACCGATATTGGTGGCATCCATTGCACCGGTGGCAAACATGTTCCCTTTTTCAATAGAAATGTTACCAGCTGTTTTTTCATTTTCCAGAATAGTCCCCCAAGCATCAAAAGAGTTTTCCAGTTCTTTCTTTTTCGGATCACTGTCATACTTTGCGATGAACAGTCCATTGTGCAGGTCTTCAGAGGCAATGTTAATACCGTGCTGAATGAGCCAAACTTCAAACGGATGTTTGTTCGGGTCCAAACCGCCTTTAACTTCTGTGATCCATGATCGACGGTAACGTTCTGGTTCATCAGACATTTCGGCTACGATCGGATAAACAGTCAGGGTACGCGGTACGATCTTCCCCAGATTGTCAGATCCTAGGAAAACGCCGGAATATTTTTTAGAGATAGTACCTCCTTCGACTTTACCCAAGACGATGGAATTTGTAATGCCCGGCATTGGGGTACAATGTTTTAAAACATCATTGGCCTGTAACCGGTCAATGGGAACCATTACATTTTTGTGTTTCACGACTGCGCCATTCACGGCGGTGATGTCAATAGGCTTTGTTAAATCCATAACTGGTTAGTTTTTTATTTAAAGTAATTGTTGATTTCATCAGGAACATAGTCCAATGTAGTTTCGTGTGTGTCGGTTCCGGATTGGTTGGAAGGGAGAACACCTGGACGTTTGTTCAGCAGATTTTTTACAGCCGTCAGTTTTTCTTCTTCGGTTTTGGCATTTTTGACGGTTTCGTCCAGTGCGTTCAACCTATCTAGAACAGATGAATGTTGGGCTTTGGTCTGTTCGGCTTCCTCTATGGCAGTATTGAAAGCAGCCAACTGTTCGGTAGTCAAAGTCACAGAGTTATTCTGAACGTCGAAACCTTCGATATTCAGAATTTGATTTAAATGAGTAAATTGTTTGTTCATTATCGGTTTGTTTTTAGGGTCCACATCTAAATTCGTGTCATTTTTAGGGTTTTTGGAAAGAAAAGATTTAACGCGGTTCGCAATCTCTTCGATACTAAAATTTTTAGGGCTTGTATCTGTTTCTTCCTCTCCAACGCGATCTTCCGGAAGAGGTGTACCGTTACTGGCGAAAAGTGCGGCAATACAATTGGAAACCTTTTGTTTCTTCTTGCATTTTGACTCGATGATTTCATCTACAAAACCGGCGTCTAAGGCTTCCTGTGGCGTAAGCCAGCGAGCATCTTTCATCATAGCAAGAATATCGGCAATCGCTTTACCTGATTTTTCCGAATAGCATTTAGCCAGTTGCAGGGTTGTTACAGAAGCCAAATCTTTTTGAGCCTTCAAATTCTCTATTGCCTGGTCAATTTGATCTTCGTTCATCTGTCCCCACGTATCAACCCATACAGATGTTTTATGTATCATGAACAAAGCGTCTGAGTTGATTATCGCCTTTTGGGCGTAAAGTCCCAGGAGGGTAGCGGCAGATGCGTTGAATGCAACATATTCGACAGTGACGTTTCCACGCTCAGCGATCTGATTTCCGATAGCCAGCGCCTCATTGACATCACCACCATACGAGTTTACCGAAACAGTTATAGGGCCTTCCTCGCAGTCCTTCAACTGCCATCGGAAGTAATTGGAACCATAACCCCAGCGGTCAATAGTTCCGTTAATTTCAATACGATTTTTAGGCATACCTCTTTTTTGTGGCAAGTGTAGGCATGAAAAAAGCGTAGCAAAAGGACATTGCAACACTTTCGATTATGAACGAAAAGCCTTAAATCATAGGAGGACGGATATTTATACTTTCGTATTCGTCCTCGCAGGAGAAGGAAAATGATGTACCTTTTAAGCCTGATCGTGAAGAAGAGGTATCTTTTTTTCGTTCAAATACCAGGTGAACACGGTTACTTCCGGAAACGGCCCAATTACCCTCCGCGTCTTCGGTCGCAATAATCCAGGAGGCTGCATCCAATTCGGAAATGATCCTGTCGTTATTTTCACTTTTGCCATAAATAAAGCCGGTAATTTCAATTTGATAAACATCTCCGCTGTCTGATTCTTGTTTGTTCTCTTGGAAACTGCCGTCGGAAGGAAGGCAGGAGATACAAATGATGTCATCTGTATTGACAAGATTCAGAACCCGGCTGGTATCGGGCGCGAAACCAATTCCTCTGAAACAACCAAGAGGAATAGCCAAAATTTTTCGTAGGCCGCCGACGTTGTCGAATGGAAAATCAGTTTTCTTCATATAAGAGTTTTGCTTGTGGAGTGATTGTCCGGTTTCTGGACATTTGAGACAAAATTATTTTGTGAATTTTTTCTGAAATCAGTTTATCTGTTTCTTTTTCGAATACATTATTTCGCTGACAATCCTTATAAATCGATTCGGCTTTCCAAATGTGTTCAGGAAAGCCGAATTTCGTTTGAAATGCTTTCACGCAATCTACAGCAGGAATACCAAAAGCGTGCTGAGAAGCACACCAGGAACGCATCAGGGTTTTCACTTTGTTTTCAAAGTATTTGTTTAAATCCATAATTGCTTGATTGCTAAGCGTGCATCCATAGTGGTTGAAGTCGTTTTCATTAATTTGAAACTTTAACTCTTCGCAGTATACGCTTTTGTTGATCGAGCGAAAATCTAGCTTTGTGTCATTGCGTTTGAGAAGCAAGCGGATAATAACCATCAGGCCTTTATCCCTGTAAAAGCGAACGGGCTTGCCATAGTTTTGTTCGATGAAGCATTTAACGTAAGGTTTGCAAGGCAAGGTAACAGTAAAATTGTAAGTCATTATAGGGAATAGTTTAATTTTTGAACTTAAAATATTGAAAACAAAGATATTAAATATTCTATTAATATAGAACAAGACACAACTAAATATTATCAAACTTGTAATTACCCCTTACGGAAAAGAGGGTATTTTTATCGTGCTTTTGTACTGAAAAAAGATGTGTGTTTGTATGTTGCTGATTATTAGCTATTTGTTTTAGCACTTTTTCAGCACAAAATATATAAAAAACTGCTTTTTCAGAACAAAAATCGGTTTTGTACTTAAATTGTGCTGATTGTGCTTTTTTGTTAAAAAATCGCAGAATTTGCAATTATCTTAGAATTAAACGGTTATTCGGATTGCTT